TTGTGTAATTTGGCATTGTGTTATCGGTAACGGGTTGGCGTTACTTCTAGTTTGCCCGAAATATCCCCGCCGCGCAAAGGTTTTTTGCGTCGGTTAGGATTTCGGGAATCATTTCCGGCGTGATCGGACTCCATTTTAGCGCATCCCGCAGGCCATCCTTGTATTGTCGCGATCCGAGGCTAGAAACGTAAACCCTGCCCTTGTTGGCGAGGATGAAGATGCAGCAGCCGCCCGTTCGACGCCATCGCTTCGTGGCCATCATCCTGGCGGCGTTGGCGTGCCCGTAGGCGATTGTCTCGCCCGTGATTGGGTCGTGTAGTTCAACGCTCACGATACCGGCCTCCATTTCATGATGTCTTCAAAGTAACCGTTGTGATGCCATCTTAGCGTCTCAGGATTAACCGGGTCAAATATGCTTCCATCGCGAAACATCACCTCAATCTCCTGCCCCGCCTCGCACGGCATTGCTCCGCCGTCGTGGTCGATCCATAGGATTTGATCAGGCGCAACTGTCAAGGAATCCTTGACAGTTGGCTCATGTTTCGCGCATTCGGCGAGGAGGGCTTTAGCTGCGGAGACGGCACCTTCAGCCACGTTGGGGAGTGAAACCCGGTCCCACGTCGATCTTCCCAGCATCCCAGCCATCAGCCTCGACGCCACTTCTTCCAGTTTGGTCAGGTTGCTCATGCGCTCACCTCCTTCCAGCCGGTGAGTTTCAGCCTGTGAATCAGCGCTACCGTAGCCTCGCGCTCAGTCTCGCCGCTCTCATGATCGATGGCGAAAAACCAGTCGATTTCTGCCCACCATGTGCCGGACTGGTCGTTGTATTTTGCGGTTATGCCGTGCGTGTCCGCAAGCTCGCGCCATTTCGGGACGGACTCAGGAATGTGAATTAGTGTATCGTTCATGCTTTTTCTTTCTCCAATGCTTCGTCGATTTGTTTCGCCAGCCAGTCAAGGCTCGCCCCGTCCCGATCCTCGAAATAGAGAATGTCAGGAAATGCAATATCGACTTGTTCCAGTGCCGCTCGGAGCTGGTTGCACTTGCGCTCTAGGTTGACAGCCAGAATGGCAAGCGGGAGGACCTTTTCGACATATTGCTTTAGCGCCTCATCGGTTCTCGGTGTATCGCTCATGCTTCCTCCTTTATTTTCCAATCACCATCCTCATCGAGAACAATGACCGTGATTTTGCCCGTGCGCTTGACCGAGCGGAACGTAGGCTGTAGCCCGTGACGGGTAGCCCATTCGTCCATGACGGTTCTGAGATCGGCCTTTCGCTCCTCGTCCAGCGTTGCCGCCAGGTGAAATGCTATCGCGATGATTGCCCCGCCACACATGATGGCGAGGATTCCGGTGATTCGTTCGTTGTTTTTCATTTTTCGTTGTTCAAGATTTGCAAACACGTTGCGGCCAGATCTCTGGCCTCGTCATAAATCCGCGACTCATCGCCGCCCTCATGCACAAATTGAAGGATGGCTTGGCAGACTTCGCCCATCTCTTCCGCTGCGACAAGCCCGAGCGTTTCGAGTGGTTGATGTCCCCATTTTCCGATGTTGGCATCGGCCTGCTTTTGGATTCGTTCCAGTTGAGTCATGTCAAAAAAGCTCCAGTTGATTTTTTGCCGTGGCGAGGTTTTCACAAACCTGTTTAAAGTAGCTTTCTTTCAGTTCGCTGCCGATGAAGTTGCGATCAAGTTTAAGTGCCCCGTATCCCTCGCTGCCGATTCCGGCGAACGGTGAATAGACGGTTTCGCCTTGGTTGCTCCATAGCGCAATAGCCCGCTCGATCACGTCGAGTTGCAACGGGCAGATGTGTTTTTCGTCAGCATGATCCCTCGCCCCATTGCGATTCAAGACCCGCCCTTGATCGACTGTCATCCATACAGGTGATGCGACTTCCTGCCACCAGTCCACCGAGAATCGCGAGCGGTCTTTTGTGATCGGTTTCGGGTTGTCCCCCGGCGCTTTAAACACGAGTAGATAATCAGGCGCGCCCGTTCTTGAGTGCGACGAATCCGCGCAAAGCGTCTTGTAAAGCAGCCCGTGCGCCTTCGTCCTTTGCATCTCGGTCACGGGACTTTTCCAGATCGTGATGCGAGAATGCAGGGTAAAGCCGTGCTCCCAGAACGCTCTGATGATCTCGCCCGAGAAGTCCTGGAATCCGATGTAGCCATGCTTCCATTTCGTGCTGAGCAGATCAACGCAATGGACCGCGACCTCGCGACCAGGGACCATGATGCGAGCGATTTCAGCGATGAGGATTTTGAAATGCCCTTGGAACTCTTGTAAGTCAGAGCAGTTACCCATGTCCTGTGGGTCATCGGAGTAGGTGAACAGGTCAGCGAACGGAGGCGAGAACACGGAGAAGTCGATTGACTGATCCGGTATCGACTTCGCCACCCTCACGCAATCGCCGTGATGCACCGTCCATCCATTGCCGGATTCGGTTTTAATGTCTGTCTTGGCCTTTGTTTCCTTCATCCGTGACTCACGGAAACAATCCGACGCGGCTTTCATTTGCAGTTGCATTTCTTTATGTTGTTCTATTTTTCGATTGATGGTTTTGAGGATCGCGTCCTCGGTTGAGGCCTGAATAATGTAGGCGTTCACTTCCTTCTTTTGCCCGAAACGGTAAGTCCGCCTAAGCGCCTGATAAAAATCCTCGAACGAGTATGACAGCCCGACAAAGGCGACGTTTGAGCAATGTTGGAAATTGAGGCCATAGCCAAACATTCCGGGCTTGCTTATCAGAACTCGCACTGAGCCGTTGATAAATCCCTCTATCGCATTCTCTTTGTGCTTTGCGGTATCGCTGCCCTTAACCTCGACGGAATCGGCAATCGCTTTCGATAGCCGCGATGACTCATCATTTGTGTTGCACCATACTAGCCAGCATTGATCGGACGCATTTACAAGCGACGCGACTTCCTCGACACGGGCCGGTGAAGTCATCCTCATCTCCTTGTGCATTGTCGTGGCCGATAGCGTCGAGTGCCTGAATAGTTGCCCGTCATCAGCGCCGTCAGAATGATCAACCTTAACGATTCGCGTTTGCAGATTGAGCGCGGGGAGGATATAACCATCGTCGCAATATCCAATGTCAGACGGCTTACCTACGCAAGCGGCCCATGATGAAACCCATTCCCAGAACTCGCTTTGAGCGTGCTTCTTGAGACGCCAATCACCAGTATTAAAGGTGTCGTTAATAAAATAGGTGCACAGCATCTGCTCCCTAGTGCATACCCCGAGGAAGTCCGCATGCTGCCCAAACTCAGTGTAATCATTCGGCGAAGGCGTAGCCGTGCAGCATAGCCGATACGGAGTCTCAGCGAATGACGACGTGAGAAGCCGCCTCATCTTGCCTGTAAAGTTTTTGAGGATGGAGCTTTCATCCAGCACCACTCCCGCGAATGACTCCGCGTTGAACTTTTCGAGCTTTTCGTAGTTCGTGATGTAAATACCGGCCTCAGTAATATCATCTTGCGACTCCACTACCCTCGCGACGATCCCGAATTGATCGGCCTCCCGCGCCGTTTGACGTGCGACAGAAAGCGGCGTCAGTATCAATACCGATTCCCCCGTATGCCGGAATACCTGGCTCGCCCATTCAAGTTGTTGAATGGTTTTTCCGAGTCCGCAATCCTCGAAAAGAGCAGCGCGGCCTTGCTTCACCGCCCATCCGACAACGTGCTGTTGCCAGTCGAAAAGTGGTGCAATAAATGGCAGTGCATCAAATCCGTGAGATTGATTCCGCCGTGTTTTTGCCTCAATAAAGGCGTTGTAGTCGTCCAGTGATTTCATGATAAATAATCTAGCAGGGTTTTCTTGGCCTCGTCGCGACCGTAGCAGACGACGGCGCGGTATCCGTGAAACTTTAGCGTCATCAGCCAGCGCATTTGCAGCTCAGACACGCCGCCCATTCCTTTTGGTGTTTTTGGTTTATTGCCAACGGTTTTCATCTCGATAAAGAGTCCGTGAAAGCCCTGCCTCGCGACCGGCAAGAACAAATCAGGGACGCCCGGCTTGACGCCCTCGGCCTTCATTTTTTTCGCGACCAGCATGTTTCGATGGCCCCCGTTCGGGATGGCAAAGAGCAGATCAAGCTCAGGGATTTCCCGCGCGATAACTGCCGCCCATGTCATGAGTGACCTCTGTTCGTCGTGCTCTAGTGGGTAGGCTCTCATGCCGAACCTCCGAATCCATCCTGCCCAGCAGCCCCTCGCTTAGCCCAATACGGAAGCCCGATGATCTTTACCTCGTCATCCCACGGTGAAGGGTAGTGGCCCGTCTCGATCGAATGACGCCATTGTTCCAGTGCCGTGAGATACCACGCCCGCCCGATGGCAATGTCCGCACGATCAAGCTCTACGACCGCGATTTCATAAGGTGCGGAAGACTCCTGAAAAATCAACTTCCATCGATCTCGTTTCTCGCTGGTGCATAGGTTGTAAAGATCGAGATACCACGCAGCTTGGACGTGATAGCCAAAATCAGCGATGGTTGATGGCATCTTGTCGAGTGAGTTGGTTGTTTTTAAATCGACCAGAGTGTCGGCAAACTCGCCCTGAGGAACAAGGTCGAGCCTGCACTTTCCAACTCCGATGGACTTGAGCGGACCAACGCATGAAACCTGCGTGTCAGCGCCGTCAAGAAGCGCCCCAGCAAAGTGATGACCCTTGACTAGTTCTGCAGCCTTCGACGCCTCGTTTAGAGTCTCGCTGGTAATCACGGGATTCAACTGAGACTTTCGCCACGTCTGAGCGTCCTTCGTGCGGAAGTCAGAAAATGGCGATACTGAGAAGCATTTCGCCAGTTCATGCGGTTGCAGAATTAGGCAATCGACGAGACTCCCCCATATCATGGCGTCAGTCTGAACGAATGGAATCTCGCGTGTCTTGTGCCACTTCGCCGGGTTCTTCGCGAACTTCCAGAGCGTTGATTTCGAGATCGCGGGAAAGGCGTGATATTCCAGTTCCGAAATGTTGCGGTTGATCCCGATGTTCATGAGTGGCCCTCCGCCTCGATCATTTTAACGCAACGGATGCGGCCTTGCATTGCGATCGCATCAGCCTCCTCCCGTGTAGGATGGAATATGGGATCGCCCGTGGAGTAAAAATTAGCCCAGCAGACAAAGGGCGCAGGCTTAACGCGGTAGTCGCAGACGCCAAATTCCCACAACGGTGATCCTGTAAAGCGCCACTGACCACCGTGCGCTTGATGTTCCACGTCGGCCCCGTCACGGTGCGCGGTCACTACGGCAATGATTTCGTCGTGTGTCATCATGCCGCACCTCCCGCCTGGCGAATGTCAAACACGGCATTCTCGATGACTTCCCAATCGCTCACGATCATCGCGTGAATCTCGGGAGCCAGCTTGGAAACCGGCGTCTTGCCGTCGCCAAGCCCCATGGATTCGAGCGCCTTGACGATCTCGGTCGGAGTAATGGCATCGTCCGGAGTAGCGCCTGCCGTTTCCATAAGCTCCTTGATCGTGTCGATATCGGATTGCACGAGTTTCATGATGCGCTCGACCGGCGTATCGACCTCGGGCGTTGTCTCGATGGACTTCCACGGGTTGCCCTGTGGCGTCACATTACGCTCTGGCTCGGAGTCCTCAAGTTCATCCCGAGTATAGATCCCGAGAAGCACGTCAGGGAAGTGGCGCCGACAAAGCGACCGGCTCGAAAAGTAGAACAACTGCTGGTCAGGGTCGGCCTTCCAGAGCGGAGAGTTTTTCGTGGTGATCGAACTAATTTCAGGCGACTCATACACGACCTCTCCGCCGTCGCTCAGTGT